GAAAAAATATTCCCCTTTGAAACAACCCACTGGTCGTTAGTTTCACTCCATTGTATGATCGCATCATTTCCAACAGGTCTTTCATTCCTAATGATTACATCTGCATTTGTGGGTGTTCTCTTATTGAATATTATTTCATTTGTTTCATATTCAATATCGCCTAACTGTGTAAAAGTTCCTTGTACAGTTAAATTATCTGTTACTAATGCTGTTTGTAATGTTGTTTTACCATCTACGGTCAATGATTCGTATTCTTCGTTTGGTGCGTATATTCTTGAAACTGACCCACTACCAATCCAAAGATTTGAAGAAACATTTACATGTGCAACATTTATAGTAGAAACTATCACATTATTTGTAATAATAGTATTTGCAGTTATTCTATGTGTAGAAGTTAAATTATAAGAACTTAATACATTAATAGAAGCTGTATTAACTGTTGCCACATTTATTGCAGATGAATTGCTTGTCAACGAAACTATGTTTCCAACCAAAGTAGTTGAATTATTAATTGTTGCTAAGTTGATCGCAGCTGCATTACTGGTTAAAGTTACTACATTTCCAACCAAAGTCGTTGATGTATTAACTGTTGCTACGTTAATAGCAGATGCATTACTGGTTAAAGTTACTACATTTCCAGATAATATTGTAGCAGTATTAATTGAAGATACATTAGAACTAAAATTAACAATATTACCAGAAATATTTGCTGTAATGTATCTTGTTGCAATAGAATTCGAAGTATGTGAGTTGGAAGATAGATAGTAAGAATTTCCAGTTACATTTTCTAATATACCAATCCTTGCAAATGCCAAGTCATCCAATACGTCCACTCTAGCAAATAGAGCATAGAGGTTGGAGGTTTTTACATTAGTAGAATTTGTATCTTTAATATAAATTGTATTTGCAGAGATAGATCCACTGTTTACATAAGCTACATTCCCTGTTCCGTTTAACCTTAAAACACCTGTAGAGACTGTAACGTTATTTGCTACAGTCAGAGCTCCATTGGCAGTATAATTATTTGCATAGATGTTACTTACAACTTGTAAATCAACACCAACATAAGAATTATTTGAGACTGATAATGCTGACCCGGGACCTCTTACCGAAATGGTACCACCAGCGATAATATTACCAGTAGCAGAACTTTGTACACCAAGGAAAAGTGTATTACCTAAGGTTAAACTACTTTGAAATAGAACATTATTTGCTACTTGAAGTGGAGTGCCATTTGCTGTTATACTTAATAGAGAAGTGTTTGAGAGTAGTAAAGTACCCTGAGTTTTGTCGTAAGTATAAAATCCAAGATCATTTAAATCTACAGCAGATTTATTTGTTTGAATTCTCCATTCATCGATGGTATTCGTTCTAGCAATAATCGGTATTAATGAGGTAGGCATTTCTAATTATTAATCCTTTTTATGAATCAAAGTCTTTAACAAAGATTTTATTTCATCCATGTCATTCGACATCTCTTCTATTTTAGTCTTTAAGTTATTTATTTCAACATCATTTCCATTTATTTTTTGGCCTAGTTTTTTTCTAGCTTCATTTTGAGCCAAAACGTTTCTATTCACAGTAAGTAAAGCTCCATTTTTTCTATTTTTGACAAACTGTCCCCCTTCAACTTTTACTAAATCTTCACTCATTTTTTAACCTGCTGGAAGAGCAATTATTCTCAAATCTCTTACTCTAGGTATGACTGATGGATCTTCTGAAGTCATAACTATTTTGATGGAGAAAGTTTTAAATGTATCGTATGTTACGCCAGAATCGGAAACATAAGTAACTTGATCTTCTGTTAATGAAGGACGATATTCATATTCTCTAAATTCATTTTCATCAATCGATCCTCCGACAGTTGGATTGAAACATTCAAATCTTCCATAACCTCTGTTATTGAAACTAGTTGTATCTGAACCCGAAAGTAATTTGTAAAATACATGAATTTCAGTTCCAACTGGTTTATTTGCTGATAAGAAAACTCGAAGATCACCAGCATCAAAACCATCAGATAAAACTATAGGCTTAGTAATATATCTAGCAAGACAAGGTCCACCAGAACTATCGAATTCACTATTCAATGTGATAACGGCATTCGCAGTAACATTTGGAGTGTTCCCGGTATCAGCATATGATATTGTAAAATCGTCAGTATAACCTATACCAGAAGATTGTACATTAGCTGAAAGTACGTTTCCATTAACTGCGTCACAACTCATAAATACAAGAGCTCCTTCACCCGTAGATGAAGTTATTGTAATCGTGTTTGAGTTTGCGTATCCCGCACCAGATTTAACAATATTAAAATCTTCATTGTCTATTTCACCATTATCAATAAAGTTTTCCCAACAATTTAAAGATAGACTTTCTAACGATACCAAAGGAGTAACAGCATCGTCAGAAGAACTCATTTCCAACTTAACAGTAAAATCTCCTTGATCTAAAATTTCTTTTCTTCTATTTCCTATGGCATAAAAGGTATCATCGGCCATATTATAGATTGTTTGTGGATCAATATTTCTATAAACAGTTTCTTTCGATCCTCCAACTGGTGTTGAAACAAACGAATATTTAATACTTATTGGTGAAGATGATTGTGTTTGAATAGACTTTTCGAGTAAACGGAATCTGTCTATGTATTTTACCGAATCTTGTCTTTGACTAACCAAAGAGAAGGTCGCAGCTGATGTATCAAACACACAACGACTTAATTCAAACATCAAATCTTCATTTAGATAAGGAACATATTCCATAGCATTTTGTGACTTGTACAAAGTGCCTACGTAAGGATTAACAGAAACAATTTGATTGTTCAAAGTTGTTTGACCTTTTTCAGCAGTCCAAACAACATAGTCTGGAGAGTCTGTTAGTATAACCAATGAATAAACTCCTGGTTTTAAGAATACAGGAGATTGAAAAGTAAAAGTAGTTTTTGTGCTGTCGTTGTCAACACTCGGATTGTCTGTAACTGTTATTTCATTCGGATATTTTTCAACAACCGACTCTGGATACCAATATTCTGAAGATGGAAAAGCATTTACTGTAGGTCTAATTTGAACAGTCAATGGTAGATTTTCATCATCTTTGGCACTAAAGAAAATATTCACACTATTTAAATATAAACCATGTGGATAATTTTTCTCATCGACAAAGAATGTTTGTGCTAAAGGATCAACTCTCCATGTGCTAGTTATTCTACTAGCTGTTGTAGTCGATTGTAGAAGTGGACTTGTAACTGTACCTACAATATTTGTTTGTGTTCCAACATTATAAACCGTATCAACTAATGCAGTTTTTGTTGTTGTAACACCAGAAGATACATAAGTTTTTTCAGCAAAAGAAATTGCGTCAGCATCGTAAGAATTATTGAAAGATTCCGTAAGTCTATACTTTCTCTCACCACTTCTAAATGTTGCTTGTGGAATGTAAAAAATTCCTCCAACTTGACCAGAATTACTAGAAATGTTAGTTCCTATGCTATAGGAGAAAATTTTTCCAACTTGAGTTGATGGTATCGTTTCAGAAACGGTTGCAACTTTTGTTGTGGTATTGTAGGCTATGATGTTATACTTAGAACCTACTGAATTTCCTGTTGTATCTGCAAAATTTCTAACCAATGTTACAGTATTTCCACTTATATTCACACTAGGAGCATCTGCTGCTAAAGTTATAGTGCTTGAACCAACAGCTCTTGTTTGCCCACAACGGTGATCGTCAACTGTAGAAATCACTCTTGCTATAGAACTATCAAGTCCAATTATATATTTACCAGCTAATGATAAACTACTTTCATTTACTATTCGAACATTTGAAGTATTTGCCTCCGAAACTGCACAAACTCCTAAATGATAAATTCCAGAATCATTTGTATAATTGACTATATGTGAAGATAATTCTCCACTGGTATTAGCAATCAATACCATTTCGCCGGATCTGAAAGGATTAGTTCCACTTAATGTCACTTTTGTTGGAACAATAGTGTAATCATCAACTAAAACATCATCAAAGTATGAGTAGAATCGAGTTTTAGGTCTTAATGCTGATCCATAAAAAACTATACCTCTAGGCTTCATGTAAGGATTAATTGCAATATCAGTTATATAAGAACCTAAATCAACTTTAGATGAAGAAACTGTAATCTGTTCTTGACTTAGTGTTGCTCCAGCTTTAACGTAAACTCGGTCTGTCGTTGTTTGTAAATTTCCTTGAGTTCTGCCACCTAAGTCTACTGTAGCATTAGTAACGGTACTAATAGTTTCGAACCAAGAAGAGTCTGGAACTTTTGCAAAAGGACTATCTTTGTCACTGAGCCAGGTTGGATTTTTATCTGAAATAAATTTGAACGCATCATTGACGTAATTAAATGCGTTTTCCAAACCTTGTACTGAGTTTAATGTAATTCTAGAAGTTACACTAGTGTCGTGTTCCGTGGTTACTTCTGGGAATAATCGCAAATTGCCATTAAAATTACCATATAAAGCACTAGCAACAGGAATAGTTTTTGTTGCATACGGTTGATCAGCAAAAACTGATGAAGTATAATTCATCGTTAAAGTCTTTTGCGTATTCGTGCCACTCACTTTATAATTACCAGAAGAACCAGATTCTCTCCACAACAATTTTATAGTTCTCATGAGTGAAGCTGGTTTTAGTTCGCCACCCTCAACTAAGTTTCTATTATCAAAACCAACATCACCATAAGTAGCTTGAACATCAGTTGAAGTGAAGTTATCAACTAAAATTCCATATTTCGATCTCTCTAATCCATTTCCATCTAAGATTTTAGAATCATTCGCATTTTTCTCTAATGAATTTAAAGCAACATAATATTCTAATCCTTTAATTCTATTTTCAAACGCACCAATATCTCTCATTGTAAATCTACGATTGTTTTGAAAATCAGCACGCACTTCTTTTACACTTTCTGTGTAAGGAGGAATATACAATGTGTATATTAACATGTCATTAATATCATTAGGTGGCGGCAAAGGTTTAACAGCAGACTCACCAGAAATCACTACAATTTCTTTAGACGGTTTAACAACAATTTTATCTACTCTTCCTAAGAAATTCTGGAAAGAAAGTTCAGCAGTAAAATCTGGGTCAGGACAAACTGCTCCAGAAATAGAATCACTAGCAATTTCTCTTGTTGGTCTGAAATCAAAGGACGATCTTCCTGATAAAAACTTTCCTTTATCCCTATCTAAAAACTTAGATATAGTATCATATGTAATATTTGAACCACCACCTAAGTAAGAATCAACGGTAAATAAACCTATATTTTGTGGTGATGGAGCTTGACTATGCCTCATGTAGTTGTATAGTACGTAAATTGATCCGCCAACAGGAGAACTAAATCCTCTTTTCAATCTAATCGTAGCATGGTCGTAATGTGTTTTTCTTTGTCCATTATCAAATTCATATCTATTTGTAACATCGTATGCTGAATCTGTTAGCATAGCCGTTGTGATGTTTCCTGTAGTAGTTCTAGAATCAATAATTTTTACGATCTCATAAACATCAGGAACCTGTAAGCTTACAGGAACACCAGGTGTTTTTAATTTTCTTACTGTACCTTCATCGTTCAAAGATTCATTATCGAAGTATGTCACACCCAAATCTGGGAAAACATAACCACCAGAAATCGGAGTTACTGTTCCTGTATTACCTGAAGTTAATCCAGTTGTGGTATCAACAGTGTATGCAACAGCTTCGTGTTTAATGTTAGATAGAGGGTACATCGTTTTTACGCGAATTGCCCCGGTTGATCCATCTTCGGCATTATTAACTTTTGTTGTAACAATAAAATCGGCACGCACACCAGCTGTATTTAAATCAATTTCAAGTGTTCTACTATCCACAGTTCTAACAGTAAATAAGTTATTAGCTAAACTTAAAACGGTATTTTGTGAAATTCCAGAAGCGGAATTTGAAGCGCCGTCATATCTAATGAAACATATAATATTATTTAAAATAGTATTATCAGATAATAAAGTTCCTGGACTTCCAGCAAAAGGGAAAGTATCTGTTGTTCCATCTGCAACTAAAGTTATTATTCCTTCAGAATTTGTAAGTTTTTGTGTATATACTTTTCTAGCATAAAAATCAAAATTAGTAATCGTATTTGCTTTGATTGCTTCATAGGGAACATCGAAAATTAAACCTTGTCTATTAGGCTCAGTAATAAATGAGAATCCGTCAACGTCTTTAGATTTTGAATCGATATCTGCTGCAAAAACTTTTGCAGCTCCATCCCTCAATACAATTGATTCTGAAACTTTAAAATCCGAATCGATTGAAAAAGTGTTTGAAGCTGGCGTAAATGGTAGTGCAGAGGACAACCATATTGCTTTTGCTGATCCATCAGAACCCTCAATTCTGATTGGTGACAAACTAGCGCCTGCTCCATTCTTTATACTAAAGAACATTCCAGAATAACTGTTTGCTGGAAGTTGAGCAAAAGAAGAAGGTAAAACAACATATCTGGTATTTGAACCAGAAGAAGCTAAAGTTCCAGTAATAGAGGTAGTGTTTACATCAAAAACGTTTATTGTAAATTTATGTGTAGTTCCTAAATCGGTTGATGATGAAGTGTCATACTTCATCATATGAGCACGTAGAGTGCCTATTTTTGAAGAATTATATTCCGCAGTGGAAGCAAAACTTACACTTGAATGATTGGCGCAATGAATATCTAACAAATCAAAATCAGAAATCGCTAAAGAACCGTGAGAATTTGCTGCATAAAAATAACTTGAATAATTTGTCGGCAAATCGTAATCATTGACGTTTGCTGTTACTCTTCCTCTAGCAACTTGTAATTTTGTTGGAGCAATGGTTTGCACTTCAAAACCACCAACATAAGCTTTACCTGGATCTAGAACGGCAGTAAAATAACTTGGATCAACATAATTATTATTTGAAGTATCCACATAATCTTCTTCTAATGAAATAACAAAAGGATCGACTGTGTAATTTCCAGATTCTTCGAAGGTTCTTCTAGCAAGGGTTTTTTCGATTTCACTATAGATTGGATAATCTATTTCTTTTGTTTTTATACCATCAACAATTCTTATTACTTCAAAGAAAGAAGATTCGTCAACTGAATCTAGCGTTCTTTTACTTAAAATCGTATTGACTTTAAATCTTGTAGCTCCAGGAGCTTGATAGTTGAATGATCCTTGTGCAGGATCCAAAAGACTAACATCATCAATTTCATCAATAACAATTTCTTCAAATTCAATGCCTATTCTATACGAAGGTTGTCTATTAACAGTTGTCGAATTTAAACCAAGTCTATAAAAAATTTCTAAAACTAAAAATTGAGGAGAAATTTTAACAAATTGGCCTTTAAAATAATAAACACCATCTTGTATACTGGCAACATAAGAACGACCTGTAGCATCTGTATCTGCAAGCTCGGCAAAAATATTTTGGCCGTATAATTTTAATTCATCACCCTCAGCAAAAAAATCTCCACTTAAATATTTTACAATCAAAATTGGAAAAGCTGTTGAATTATCAATAGCTATAACTTTAGCTCTAATTATTTTTGTAGAATTATAAGAAACGATTGTTTTATCTAAAAAATCTTCTAAAACTATATCTTGACCAGAGTATTGTGATTTTAAAATTAAATAATAAGCTCTATCATCTAAAGATACTTTTCCACCAGTTATAGGACTTCCATTTTTAAAAATATGGTTACCAAACTTTTCTATTTGATTAGATAAAATTGTTTGCAGTTGAGTTAATTCTCTAGCCTGAAGGGAATATCCAGGTCTAAAAAGAACCCGCATGAAATTTTTATCTTCATCAAAATCGTCAAAATATGGATCGTAATTAAAAAGCTTAGTCATTTATTCCTCTTTTAGAAACTTAAAATAAATCTTATTCTATCTGTTTGGTCTGGGTCTCTAGTAACTGGTACTTTATCGGAAACAAATAAAACTTTTCCCGAATATAACTGCAATGGTGGTGGAGTCAAGTTAATTCCAATTCTTATTGCTCCACTTGTTAGTCCTTTAATTGGAGAGTTTGATGAAAATGTTCCTCTCAAATTATTAACATAAACTACGTTTGTTCCTTCATCAAAAGAAATTACTTCAGCACTAAATGTTGAGTTTTCTAAATCTTCTCCCTGTATAAGGATTTCATCATTATTATAATCTCCAACACCAGGAGAAACTAAAACTTCACTATACATTTCATAAAAAGTACTTGGTGCTAAAGTTTGTGTTCCTCGAAGATAGGGGTTATAAAGTAAGGTAACTTCTCTAAACTCGTTTTCGGCAGGAAATAATCCACCAACACTACCTTCAAAGTCAACATTAAACATAACAGTATTAGCATACAGTTCTTCAACCGGATCATACCCATGTCCATTTTGCGGTGACAATGTAACAACAGCTGAAGCTCCAGTTCCAACACCACCACTGATGTCAGTAAAAGAAAGGTTAGCTTTCGTGTAATCTTGCCCCCTATTCTGAATAACAATATCAACTACTTGGCCGCCCACCACATTTGCTTTTAATGCTGCGTTTCTTCCGTCACCTTCTATCGTTATAATATTCTGATTCGGACCATCAACATAATTATTTCCAGAATTTGTTAATCTAACAATATCTATACTTCTATTAATAGCAGCAGCTTTAACAAATCGATTAAATGTTACTGGCATCCATTCATCATCCAAAAACTTTTGTCTTTGATTTGAACTTAAAGTATACAAATATTTCCATTTGTAACCATCAGAAGTTACAAAATAAGGTTCTTCTAATGACGTTGCGGATAAAAATAGTTCTGGTTCATCAGTAGATGCGGTGTTTCCATTATTGTCCAAACATTTGAAAACCTGACCTTTCGAATTCAAAACATAAAATGGTGTTCCTATTGGACAAACAGTACATCCGTATCTCGAATAAATTATACCAGAAGTCCAATTATATCTTGGAACGACAAAAGAAACACTATCTAAATCGATTCTTTTTGCGGCAATTGCTCTATCACTAAAATCGATTAAATCTCCAGTAGATTGTCCTGGAGTAGGAGCGGTATCATTTTGATTCCAAACAGTTTGTTTTCCTAGGGTCGCAAAAACATACGCCTTTCTTGATAAAGGAAGGTAGGAATTCGCACCAACATCCAATATATTGATGAATTGTTGTGCAATTAAAGTAGAAAAATTGTTTGTTATAATTGAGGACATAGACTTATTTATCTCACTTTTTGTACGATTACCGAGACAAAATTATTTGTGGCGGTAAAGTTGGTGTCTACAAGAACGGTATTAGAATTTACAAATGATACTTCTTTTGTTTCATCAAAAGATACATTAATCGTCAAATCACCTGAAGTAATATTTAAGGTCGATTCTGCAAAGATTGTATTCGCATTAACTACAGATTTTACTATAATCGTATTACCAGAAGAAAGATATATCGTCTGGCCGTCAACAACATCATTTATAAAATTAGTACCGTTACCTGTAATTACGTTAGAACTAGAAACTATATTTGCTGTTCCAACTAATTGTTTTTCTAGATTTTTTAATATGATAATATCACCAACAAAAATTTCCGATTGAACATTAGGTGTCAATGATGTGGAAATCATATTGTCCCTCCT